GGTTTATACTGTTAATCCGAACGGCATCAAAACTCCAAGCAACAGCTTGATGACCGAGGTGGTTTGATGGTCACCGAAGCGCAGGCACAGAGGGCGACAGATAGAGCCATCCGGAAGTATCGGACTTCAACGATCAACGTTTTGAAGTTTGCTTCAGCAGGTACGCCAGACCGATTCGGGCAGTCTCGGGCAACCTTCTCCCCGGGGGTGCCTGTAATCGGTAGGGCTATCCATAATCCGACAAAAGAACAAATTACAGTCATAGGGGATGGTGAGAGGTATGAAATTGCGTTTTTGTTCAGCCGCCCAGAGATGCTTCGGCGGTTTCCTGCATTGCCGGAAGGAAAGTGGATTACGACTTATGACAAAGTCGCGTGGAATGGGAACACGTATGAGCTTGAGAAGGTCCAGCCAACGGGGCAAGTAGGCACTACTTTTTCATTGGTGGTGGCTCTGGGGTTCACTGCGGAAGGAGATAGAGTGCGATGACAACTAAGGTTGGATTGTTTTATGGTGATTGGATGAAGATTCGGGCTTCCTTGAAAAAGCTTGATTCAGATGAAGCCATCGGGAAGGCTGCAAAGCAGATGGAATCGCTTGGGAGGGTGATTACCAGAAAACTGAAGGCGCATATCCGAAAGCAGGATTTGGATTGGGCGCCGCTTTCCAGCGCATCTATCAAAAAGAAGGGTTTCGACAAGATCTACGTAAGGAGAGGAGATTACCTGCGGTCGATCACTTACGATGTCACGGTTGAGAACGGAGAAGTAGAGCTGAACGTTTATCCTGAAGGAGACCACTATTCGGGTTTGAGCATGCAAGAGCTCGCGGACTATTTGGAATATGGAACTGCCAAGATGCGAGCCAGGCCATTGTGGCGACCAGTGTTCGCAGAGGTAGAGTCGATGAGACCTACTCGAAGTTTGTTAAGGGCTTTTGGATCGGTTGCGTTTGAGGGGATGAGTTTGTAATGACGAGCCTGTCGGTCAGTCAGGAGGCTTTTGAGAACGCACTGGTTGCGAAGTACTCTGGGTTTTATCTCTCGGTCGCAGGAGTGCCGACGGAGGTAAAGGTCTTTCTAGAGAAGCCGAGCAATGAGAATGAGAGCAACAGAACATTTCCCTCAGTGTCGATAATGTATCTTGGCGAGTCGGAAGACACTGAAGTTCAGGAGTCGTCTGATGAAGACCCAGAAGAAGTTGGGCTCGATGGGACGGTCAATCCGAACGAGCGCATAATGCGGGGTTCCTCGGACCCGATTGTGATGAGGTATTCCATCGATACCTGGCACAAGGATATGGCTGCTGAGGACCAAGTTCTTTACCATGAGATGTTTCGGAGAAGGACGAAGAACAAAGGGTATATACGGGTACTCAATATTGATGGGGAGTATCTCGACATTTGGTTGTTCAAGGTGAACGGGAGTTTGTCGGTTCACGATTATGATGATGTAGACACGGTCATCTACCATAAGAGCATCATGGTTGAGGCTCTTGCTTACCTGACGGAAGTGGAATACGATGAGACGGTAAGAGAGAAGGTTGTCAATGAAGTCCATTGGGATGTAAAATCAAGGGAGACGACCTTGGACGAAAGAGGTCTTGTCGGTGAAGTCGATGATTCAGAGAATGTTACCGATGTTGTGATTCGAGTAACAGAGGATACGGAAGAAGTACTTTCATAAAGCAACGAAGCCTCCCATAAAGCATCGTCAATCCGGGGAGGATAAAAGCTGAGGAGAAAAACGATGCCACATTATACAAGACCTGACGTCTACGTAGAGGAGGTCAGTACAACAGAAGGCCCAGTTCGAGCGGCACAGACCGGGCGAGGCGGTATGCAGGCAGTTACCGAAAAAGGCCCAGTTGGGATTCCAATTAGAACGAGGAACTTTGCCACTTGGAGCAAAATTTTTGGGGGATATGAAGCCGCAGATCGAGGAGATGCTGCATATGAAGCCAAAAGCTTCTTCGACGAGGGTGGCTTCGAATTGATAACGGTTCGACAGGTACATTATGACGATCTCGATAATCGGGAGTTGTTTACTGGCGAAGTCGCGGGGCGTACTCACAGTACGCTGGGTGTTGGGGCCATCGCAGCGTTGAAACAGAGCGCTATCGGGCCGTTTGATTTTCTGTCTGGAGGAGATCTGGATTTCACGGTGGGGGTAGATAGCGAAGCTGGTCTGACCCCAACGGTCGCCGGGACAGCAGGGTACCTTACAAGTTCAAATGCAGGCAGTGCAGGAGACCAAAACGGAAAAACGCTTGAAATAGAAATTGATGGGGGTCCTACCCAGGTTATAACATTTTCAGGAACTACAGACACAGCACTGTTGATGGCAGCTCAAATTAATGCGCAGATTAGGGGGGCATCAGCATATGTTGATGTTTCGGAAGTTGTAGTTAAATCTGATAAGTTTGGAACTGATAGCAGTGTAGTGGTTTCAGGAGGAAATTCGGATTTAACCTGGGTTACAACGAATCAAAACGGGACGGGGAACGTGGCGGATCTGTCGTCGGTCACAGCTACGGAAATGAAGGCCATATGCGATGCGACGGGAACCTTTACCACCCAGGCAGAAGCTATCGTCAACTCTGATGGGTCGTTCACGATCCAGTCTTTGACCACTGGCGTCACTTCTGAGTTAGACTTCACCGATGCAAATGCCACCTTGGGTTTTACGGTGGAGACAATAAACGGTACCGATTCGGGGGCCACATACCCGACACTTCGAGTTGAAGCTGGATACCGCGGCAACAGATCTCCGGGTGTATCTGGTAACACTCTCCGAAGTCAGGCTATCCTTGCTCCGTTTAAGGCTTCACTTGGAACTGGGAACGACCTGGTCGCGGACATCACCGCCGGCGACACGGAAGTGCAGGTGCATTCTCTAGCCGGTCTTAACGAGAATTCGGTTATCACGGTCGGAGATGGGACCAACACCGAACACAAGACGGTCACCAACAAGAGAACTGAGGTGGTCGGGGTCACGATTAGTTTTTACGTTGAAGTGAGCTCTCCATTCACCTACAGCTACACGGTTGCGGCTTCTACGTTGCGGACGAACGAGTTCGACTTGGTTATCTATGATGGAACGCAGGAAGTCGAAAGATGGACGGGATTGTCGATGTTGGATGTCGCGGACAATTACGTTGAGACCATCATAAACGATGAGAGCCTCGGTTCAGAGTATGTTGTAGCCACCGATTTGGATGCAGTTCCAGGAATCGGGGCGGACACGCCGGCTACAGATTCTGCATCTGTAGCGCTAACGGGAGGAACGGACGAGATTCTCGGTATCACCAATTCTGATTGGATCGGTACGGTCATTGGTGGAACTGGGCTTTATGCCTGGGGAACCATAAAGGATTTTATGCCGATATGTACCCCGGGAAACAACTCCGCAATCCTGGTTCATCAGATGGCAGCGTATTGTAAGTCTCGAATTTATTTCGAGTATTTGACCTACGTGACGGAGGGGATGTCCGGGGATAGTGCGGTTAACTTCAGAAACAATGTGATCGGTGTGGATTCTGATTGTTCAGCGATGTATGCGGGCGGTATTGAGGTATTCGATCCGATCGGAGCCGGGTCGAATCCCCGGAGAAAGATTCAAGGTCTCGGGGCTCTCATGGGAATCCGAGCTCGAGTCGACTCTTTGCCAGGCAACGCAGGTGGTCCGTGGGAGGCCCCGGCCGGTGAGGGCGATTACGGGACGGTGAGCTACGCTTTAGATGTGGCCACAGATTATCGAGATGACGAGGCTGGTCCTATGAATGAAGCCGGGATAAATGTGATCCGAAAATTTGGTTCGACGAACCCGGTTACAGTGTGGGGCTGCCGGACTCTGAGTACGAATCCGACGAAGCAATTCCTTTACATCAACGTGAGGCGCTTCTTCCAGTTTGTCGAGAAGTCCATCGCGGATTCGACTCGATGGGCTATCCATAGAAACAACAACTTCAGGCTGTGGAGTAAGCTTGAAGATCGAGTCGACGATTTTCTCACAGACTTGATGCCGCAGGGAGCATTCCCCACGGCCATCAAGGAGCTGGCGTTCTATGTGAAAGTCGGAGTCACGAAGGGCACGATGACACAGGCCGACATCGATAACGGTCTTGTTAAGGGCGAAGTTGGTTTGGCACCGAATAAGCCTGGCGAGTTCTTGGTGTGGACGTTCACTCAGTACGATAGTGGTTGGGAAATCGTCGAGTAGTTGGCAGGGAGTCACATCTAAAGAAAGGAGGGCGTGATGCCCGATCCATACAGAAATTTTAAATTCGAGGTCGAAATCGATGGTTTCGTCCGTGCCGGCTTCTCGAAGGTTACCGGGTTGTCGAGAACAACCGAGGAGATCAGTTATCGGGAGGGAGGCGAGAATGAAACCCCTCACAAGCTCCCAGGTCAGACTTCCTTTGGTGACGTCACCATGGAACGAGGGATTTCCGATGATGATGATTTTCAGAACTGGAGCGACACGATTTTCAACGTCGACCAGGTAAACGGCGAGCAGGGGGACGATGATTTCCGAAGGAAAGTTGTCATTTACCTGAAAAACAAAGCTGGAGAACGGAAGGTAAAGTGGACAGTTTTCCGCGCATGGCCGAAGGAATTTAGCGCCGGGGACCTGGATGCGAACGCTAACGATGTTGAGATTGAGAGTATGGTGTTAGCCAACGAGGGCATCAAGCGCGAGAGTCTTTAAGTTCTACAGCTACACAGTTTTAACTACGGTATCGACACGATAGGAGACACACCATGAATGAAAATTTCAACAACGAATATGAGAAACTCGAAGATTCGGATGGAAGCTTCGACGATTGGGAAAAAGATTCGGACGATGGTGTTCCGGATTTTACTCCTGATGACACGGTCGAACTTCCTGTAGGTCTCAGAAAAGATGGGCAAGTCTTTCGTACAGTTGTCATCGATGAGCTTTGCGGTATAGATGACCATTTAGTCGCGAGCAACAAATCTGGGGGTAATGGTGCGAAGGCTATGTCGATGGTTCTTTGTCGTGCGGTTCAAGAAGTCCCGGGGCTTCTCCGGATGAAGAAAGATTCTGAGAAGCTTTTCAACCGGGAATTTGCCAGGGCTCTTACGGAAATTGATCGGGTTTTCTTGATCACTCGAATTTTCATGCTATCCGGCCGTAACGAGTCTGCCTTTGTTGGCCGATGTCGGCATTGTAAGAAGGTTCACAACGAGCGCGTTTTTCTTTCTCAATTGGAGGTCAAGTCATGGCCTGACGACAAGCCACCGCAGGTTGAATTCCATTTGAAAAAGGGTTTCAAGGAGAAAACGGACTCCGGAAAAGAGGTCTTTCACAAGGAGGGTATATTGAGATTCCCTCTCGGAAAGGAGTCTGAGCTTCTTGGGAAGATGGAGAACGAGGCTGAGGCGACAGACAGTCTTCTAGCTGCGTGCATCGTTAGTGTCGGAAATTATGGGAAGGTGGACACTTCTATGGTCAAGGCATTAAAGCGTCAAGACAGGGAAGAGCTCATGTTCTCATTAAGCGAGAGCCTTCCGGGCATCAAGCAAGGAAAATGGATCACATGTGAATGCGGCATGGATATGGAGCTGCGATTGGATTTGATCTCTTTTTTCGAAGGTCGGCGGAGGAATGCGAAAAGACCCTAGAGCAGCTTTATGAGTGTGTGAACTACTTAGCACACCGGTACGGTTGGACTGAGGGTCAAATCCTGCGCCTACCTATCGATAGACTAAACCGGTATGTAGAGATGATTAACCGGGATAGGCGAAAGGAAGCAGGGAAGTAATGGCAAGTGCCGGCAGTCAGATGTTGTTGGGAATACGGCTCCATCTTGATGCACAGGGGATGGTTACCGGGGCTTCAGTTGCAGAAGATTCTCTTCAGCGAGTAGAGAACAAGGCGAGGCAGACTCAGACTTCTGTAAAGGATACAGGGGATGCGATGAGCGCTGCTATGAACGCAAGTCTCGGAGTTGGAGCTCTCGGGGCTGCTGCGATGGGCGCTGGTGAAGCTTTGGATTCGGCTCTCACCCCCGCTGTAAACCAAGCAAAAAGTTTCCAGGTTGAGATGTCGCAGCTTCAATTTGTTGCAAAGGCTACAGAAGGCGAGTTGAAGCGATTGGAAGACGTTGCGCTTCGAACGGGTGTCGAGACCCAGTTCTCACCGCAGGAAGCTGCATCGGCTATACGGATGCTTAAGGCCGCCGGTCTTTCTACAGAACAAACCTTGGAGAGTTTGGGCGCCACCCTTGACACGGTTACGGGGTCCGCTGGCATGATGGATCTCCAGACCGGGGCAACAGCAACGGCCGCATCGCTCATGAAATTTGTGAATACTGGTGAGACTGCCAGGGAGGTTATGGATACCTTTGCACAGGCTACGAGAGAAACTAATCTTCAGTTTAGAGACCTTCCGATCTTCATCAACGCTATTCGGGATGCCCCTACCAAACTAAAGGCGTCTGCGGCGGAAGTTATGGCTCTAGGAGGTGTTCTGAAAAATGCTGGTATGGAGGCTGCTCAGTCTGGTCAGTCTGTGGATATTTTTGCGAACAAACTTATTATGAGCCAGCGAAAGGTTGAAAGGTACTTACTTAGGAAAAAGATTTCTGAGCAAGATTTATTGTCGGGGTATGTCGATGATAAAATGCCGATGGCTGTAAGGGCATTTCAGAGACTTGGCGTGTCGATGTTTGATGCGCAAGGCAAAGTCAAGAATATGACGAGCTTCATCAAGGAGCTTGTGAATGCATCTCAGGGACTTAAGGGTGAGAGTGAGAAGACTTTTATTACAACGATGGCGACTGTTCTAGGACAGCAGGGTACGGCCATTGTGAACTCTTTACGACAGCTCAAACGGAACGGGTTGGAGGGGAGTGCAGCGTTTGAAGACCTCGTGAAGTCCTTGGAGAACTCCTCTGGAGCTTCGAGGGAAGCCGCGGCTGCTTTTGAGGATACTCAAATCGGTCTCGATAAATTCATCGAGGGGACGAAGGACACGATCAATATCGCATTGGGGCAAACGCTTCTTCCCTACACGCAGGTGTTGAAGGATTTCATGAAAGATCTCTTGGGGAGCTTCTTGGATTTCATCAATGCGAATCCGACTTTTGCGAAGGCGTTGACCACAACGATGGTCATTTTGATGGGATTGGCCAAGGTGATCGGGGTGGTGCTTATCGGTCTCGCGGGATTGCTGTTCTGGACGACGACCATAGCCCCTGCATTGGC